TTCTAATAACGATATTGAAAGAGAAGGACCTTATAGAAGATTCTTTGATACAACAGGTTTCTGGAAAAGAGATACTGAATCATTTATTAATTTAACAAAAGGTAATACTGGATATTTAGAAAGAGCTTTTAGTTTAACTAACTTATCTGATAGATATGTTACTATCTTTGCTTTTAAATCACAATTAACTGGTTTTAATAGAACTATGTTAGAGTGGTATGGTTCTATTGAAAAAATGCCTCCTTATGTTAATCCACAGGATTACGCATCAGATTATCTTGTTGATGTTGTTATTATCGCAGGTGATTGGTCTAATTATCAACAATTAGCTGTTGATAGTAGATGGAGTTCTTACTTTAATGCGTCAGGACTTAGAAAAGAACAAGTTAGTAACTTTGCTAATGATAGAAATGTCACTACACTTGCTTATTATGAAGGATTATCTTTGATTCCATATTTTAGAGATTTAAATGGTAGAAATATTTTTATAGAAACTACTATAAATAGAGATACTGACAAAACTGGTGTTTTCTGTGCATTTAATAATGATTTAGTTGAAAAAGATTACTATAATGGAACTTTAGATTTATTGGGTAATACTTTAGTTGGTTCTGAAGATGTTGATATCAATTTCTTATCTTATAAAGAAACTATAACAGAGTCTATTTCTATTACTAATACGCCATTGGATTTACCAGGTAACGTAACTGCTATGTTAGGTGGTACTTGGTCTAGTTCTGGGTATCTTAATCAAGATCCACATGCATTTGATGATTCGGGTTCTGGTCCTTTGACTTCTGGTGTTGTTTATAATGCTGATACTAGAACAGCTTACTTTGCTGAGGGTTCTGTATATGGAGTTGAAAGACTCGTAGTGACTTCACCGACATCATCCACAACATCAATTCAAGTTGAGTATGATGTTGATTTGGAATCATTTGCTATTATTGGTGATTCATATGTACCTGTTCAAGGAACATCATCTGGTTCAGTTACACTTACTTTGAATTCATCTGATTATACATACTCAACATCTGGTGTTACTTACAGTTCTGTGTTTGTACTTGATGCTTCGGGTGAGATTTCAGTTGTTAATAGTTTAACAAGTGGTACTTATCCAAGTGTTGCTACATCTGATATTGTTTTAGGATATCTTAATTTCATCGTTGCTTCTGGTTCATTTGCGAGTCAATCATTAAGTGTTACTGATATTAACGTTGGTACTGCTGGTTTTGTTGATTATACATTTGGTACTCAATCAGGAAGAGATTACTATATTTCAGAGGTTTCTACTGGAAAAATTAAAGTAGAATTTAGAGATACCGCTAATACTCCTTCTGTTAGTAGTTATGCTCAATATAGAAGATTTAAATTATTTAATAGATTAACTTCTCTTATTGATAGTCCTAACAAAAATAAAATGTCTATATTATTAGATCCTACTACTTATGAGAAATATAGTTTAGAGAATATAGAAATATCTGATATAGTTTATTCTACAACTCAAAATAAATCATTTACTTTATCTGGTTTTGGAACTACAGACTTAACTTATATCAAACAAGGTTTCTTTACTCTTTATACTGAAGATAATGAGTTTTTACTTGGTAAAGAAGGTGTTGTTACGAAGAATGAAAAAGCTGATGATACTGATTATGGTGTTGTTTCAAAATATTCAAATTTTTATACAAAATATTTTGATGGTCTTATTAATACTAAAGACTTCTTCTATGATAATAGATTATATACTACTAGTAAATCTGGTGTTTCTTCTAATTCATTAGTTGGTGATACAGTTAATATTGTTTTCACTAGTGGTGAAGGAGCAAAGGGAGCTACATCAACATATGCTGGTAATGATTATATTATTTTTGACTATCCTAACTTTGATAGTGAAGTTGGATTGTTATCTACTGAGCAATTACTTTTCCCTTCATCAGAGAAGAATAAAGGTTCATTTACAATAGTATCTAATACGGTTAATCCTTCTCAGTCAGCAGATCAATTAGCTGACGCTCTAGGGTATACAGCATCTAACTTCTTTGCTTATCAAGTTAATGAGAATGTTACTTATGAGGAATTAAATGATGTAAATACTGTATATAGTTATGAAACAAAACATTATTTAAGAATGTTCTTAGATGGTAATGGTGTTTTAACAGTTGATTTTAAGGATTCTTCATTAGAAAGTGATGTTGATGTTAATACTGAAGCAAATAATACTTTTAATATTCAATCTGAAAAATCTAATTACACACAAACTATAGAAATTGAAGTTCCAGCTGGATATGTTCAAGTTCCTAATAAGATTCTTGTTGATGGGGCTAGATATACTGAGATTAAAGTTGGTGATTTCTTAGAAGCTTCTTATGATACAAATTTACTACAAGTAGGTGAATATCCTAGAAAAATGACAAGAGTATTGAGTAAAAGACAATATTCTGGTGATGCTTCTTTAGTTGAAATCACTTGTGATTCTACTATCTATGTTAGAAATTTTAGCGGTGATTTACAAACTACAAGATTTGTTACTATTGACCAATATGCGACTACTTATAAAGCTATATCTCTTAAAGGATTTAGAATTAGAACAGCTTCTCTTCCTGATGGAACAGAAACTAGACAATCTGATGTATTAGACTTAGTTGGTAAAGGAACTCCTTTATTCAAAGCACTTACTAATAAAGAAGCAATTGACTTTAGATATTTAATTGACTCTTTTGGATTGGGATTATCTGAAAGAAGTAAACAACAATTAGTTGATATCTGTGGTGATAGATTAGACGCATTTGGATTCATTAATATGCCATCTGCTAGATCGTTTAAAAATTCATCATCTCCTTCTTTTGTTGATACTGATGGTGTTTTACAAACAAGTTATATTGCTTCTGGTGGTGATCCTGAAAGTAATCCAGCTTTCCTTTACTCATTTGGTGAAGGTTCTGGTACAACTTGTGTTGGATACTTCTTCCCTTATGTTAATGTTAATGATAATGGTAGACCAGTGGATGTTCCACCTTCATCATGGGTTGCTACAACTTATATGAGAAAACACATTTCTAATATTGGATCTGTTACACCTTGGACAATTGCTGCTGGTGTTACAAATGGTAGAATTACAGGAATTAATTCATTAGAACAAGATATTACACTTGAAGATATTGAAAACTTAAACATGGCTCAAATGAATCCATTAGTTTTCAAAAGAAATAGAGGATATGTTATTGAAACTGAGAATACAGCTCAAACTCTTTATAAATCAGCTTTATCTTATATACACGTAAGAGAAGTTCTTATCGAACTTGAAAGAGAATTATCTAGAATGTTATTAGACTTCCAGTGGAAATTTAATACACCTGATATCAGATCTGAAATTAAATTAAGAGCTGATGTTATTTGTGAGACATATGTTAGTAAAAATGGATTGTATAACTATTTCAATAAAATGGATGAGGAAAACAACACTAATGAGATTATTGATAACCAAATCGGTGTTCTTGATACTTATGTTGAACCAATTAAGGGTATGGGTATTATTGTAAATAATATCACAATCTTAAGAACCGGAGCTATTTCAGCGGGTGGATTCATTAATGGATAATAAAAAAAAAATTAAAAAAAACCAGATATTTCTATCTGGTTTTTTTTGTTAAACAAAGATAGGTGTGTTTAATATATATGTTAAACAATATGTTATATGAATTTAGAAGTATTTAGTCTACCTGATTCTTCAGGTCGTATGTCAAAGGAATCATTTATTCTTAATAATTATAAAGAGGAGTATGATTATATAATGGAATATTGTGATAATAATAATCTACTAGATATTTCTTTTAAAGAAAAAGTTTATTTAACTCTAAATAAGTTAGAAAGTATACCAGTTTGTAAAAATATAAATTGTAAAAATAGCGTAAATTTTAAAAATTCGACAATAGGTTACCTTGACTATTGTAGTAGGAGATGTGTATCATCTGATCCAAATATTATTAAGACAAAAGAGGAGAACTCATTGAAAAAATTTGGAACAAAATCACCATCACAATCCAAATTAGTAAAAGATAAAATTATCAAGACAAATAATGAAAAGTATGGTGGTAACTCTGCCATGTCTTCTAAAGACACACAGGAAAAATCAAAACAAACATTAATTAAAAACTATGGTATTACTAATCCAAGCAAATCAAAAGAACTTTTAGAGAAAAGAATAGAGTCATTTAAGTTGAGTAACTACAAAGAAACATATAAAAAGACATCACTGGAAAAGTATGGTGTGGAACATCCTTGGATGAGTAAGAATATACACAATAAGACAATAGATTTTTTCTATTCGTCCTACCGAAAAAGAATAGAAAGTAAAATTGATATTAATAAGTTTAAATTTATAGGATTTAATAAAGGAATATCAACTAGTTTGGTATTTAATTGTTTTGAGTGCTGTAATGAGTTTGATATATTAACATATCAGTTTTATTACAGAACTAATAGCGGTGTTAATATATGTACAAACTGTTTCCCTATATCAGAGAACGCTTCTATATCACAAATAGAACTATATAATTTTATTATTAATAACTATAGTGGTGAGGTTTTATTGGATTGTAAAAATATAATTAATCCATATGAAATAGATATTTATTTACCAGAATTGAAAATAGGATTTGAGTTTAATGGTGTTTGGTGGCATTCTGAAAAATTTAAAAGTGAGAATTATCATTTGATGAAATATGAATTATCAAATTTGAATAATGTGAGTCTAATAACAATCTGGGAAGATGATTGGGTAACAAGGAGAGATATATGTGAGTCTTTTGTCTTAAATAAAATAGGGAAAACCGCTAATAAAATATATGCTAGAAATTGTTATATTAAAGAAATTTCATATAATGAATCTAAAGACTTCTTAGATACTAGTCATCTACAGGGAGATTGTAAGTCATCGATAAGAATAGGTTTATTTAACAAAGAAGAATTAGTTAGCTTAATGACCTTCTCTAAATTAAGATTACCATTACAAAAGCTTGAGAAGAATAGAAATAAAGATAAACATTATGAATTAACTAGATTTTGTAATAAGGTGAATACAAGTGTTGTTGGTGGTGCTTCTAAATTAATGAGATATTTTATTAATAAATATAATCCTATACAAGTAGAGACATACTCTGATAATTTAATATCAAATGGTGTATTATATGAAACTCTAGGATTTCAATACTCACATACATCAAAACCAGGATATTGGTATGTAATTGATGGTATTAGAGAACATAGATTTAACTGGAGAAAACAAAAATTGATTAAAATGGGATATGATGTTAATAAAACTGAAGAGGAAATAATGTCTGAATTGGGTCACTATCGAATTTACAATGCTGGTAATAAAAAATGGGTTTATAAAAGATAAACTTTTTTACTAATATACTAAAAACTTATCTACTTAATTATATTATAATAGAGGAGATAAAATCTCGAATATATAAAAAAAATAACATATTATATGTCGGATAACAAAAAACCAATGTCTGAAGAAGATTACTTAAAAAGACACTTAAATGACCTTGAAACGGGTAAAAAAATAAATCAAATAAAACAAGATGATGAGCTTCCATTTGTTGCTGATGTAAACACGGTTAGTGATTTACAATATTTTAACATGGATGTTAGAGAATTACCTTGTGGTGAGTTTTATCCAACTGGTACCTTATTTATGGTTAGACCAGCTCAAGTTAAAGAAATTCAAGCTTACTCAATGGTTGATGATGATAACTTTTATGATATCATTGAGAAAATGAATGCTATGTTAATGGCTTGTGTTAGGATTAAATATCCTGATG